GGATTCCTCTGGTTAAAAGGATGAGGACATTACATCCCCACCCCATATGAATTCCTAGGCTGTGTCGCCGAGGTTAAAATAGGCATTAAACTTGTAGGCAACGAAGTAGATGATGTCATTGTCATTTCCCACTACAGCTGTACCTAGGGTATAGATGTATGAAGGAGGATTATTGACAACTCCAAGCTCAGGGCCAGTCTTAGTGATCTGTCCGCTAGAGGTATAAGAGCCTACTGTTGTGATAGGGAGGCCATAAACGTCATACAATGCGAATGTAGAAGACGAAAGGACGTCTACAACATAGGTGTTGTTATTAAGTTCAGAACCAATAGAACCGATCACTTTAGTTATTACAACGCGATCACCATCTACAAGACCATGGCTAGCAGCTGTGACGACTGCTGGAGTGGCTGTAGTGATGCCTGTGATTGTGACATGCTGATTTGTGAAGCCACCTGCGGTGCTTGCATTAGTCACCCCGTTAGTTGTCTCAAGAGTAGATGTCAAATCTGTTGTTCCTCTGGCAACGATAAGAGCATCCCCTGAAGGGAAGTCTCTAAACCATACGCCTGAGAGGTTTTGAGAGTTAGTTCCATATTTTGTATAGTTAAACCACTCAATTTTATCTGCTTGCCATGGCAAGACGAGATCATAAGCAGCGCCATCCGATTGGAAGTAGCCTGCATAGGTATTTGTCACTTGGCTAAGTTCTCTTGTGCCAGTGAAAATATTTGCTGAAGTTCCGATAGGTGCAGTCATTTTATTCCTCCTTATTTGGTGCTTCTAAGATTTACGCACCAGCTGTCATCGAGGATGACTGAGCCAAGACGGCCCTTCCAACCCATTGTTTGACGCTGATTAAGGGGGTCTTCTCCAGCCCCTAATGGCTTGATGATCATTTCCATCGACTGATCGTCGATCATGATTCGGCCATAAGCGTTAGCTGCAAAAAGCAAGTTGGAGTAGACGGCAGGAGACACGGATGTGTCTTTATAAGCCTCTGTGGACATGACAAGGCGAACCTCATCACAAGAACCCAGTTCCGCTTCCAAAACAGCTTGTTGACGGGGATAATCGGCTGTAGGAAGAAAGTTAGAAAGATTTTTAAAATCTGTTCTAAGATCGGTAGAGATTACCATCCAAAAAGCTGCCCAAACCGGAGCAGTTCCGAAAGCGTCGCGCCCTTCCATATTTGGAGAAAGCTTCTTACCGTTGTTCCCTGTTACATAGTCTACAGCAAGTTCAAGGTCAGTCGTTGTGACTTCTGTAATCGCATTCCCGTTAACGCCGTTTAGGCAGTCGATCTGTGCAGCCGTAGCCACGAGCATGTTTCTTACGATTTTGTCGTAAGTAGATGCCATGTTTTGAGCAAGCATATCGGCGACTTCATTAGCTGTCTGATCTTGAACGGTGATGATTACGTCGTCAGATAGCTGAACGACCTTACCATATTGAGAAACCGTTGCTGTGATGTCAAACTTAGAAACTTGCTCTGCTGCTGGGGTAACACCTTCTGTAAGTGGTGTAAGAGCGTCGGCAAGGTTGTCGAATCTTCGGAAGATAGCGTTCTTGCTATTCTTCTGAGGAATCCTTCTCTCTTGAGCGAAATAACCATAAACATAGTATGGCTGATGACGATCGAGGAGAATATTATCGAAGAACAAGTTGACTTCTGGGTCGACTTGTACTGTCGTAGTTGTTCCTGAGGCCATGTTAACTCCTAGTCAAAAATTAATTTGACAAGAGACACTTAGCCGTTTAGCATCTTCTGTCGATACTCCCTAAATTCTTTCTTCCCCTGAATGCTTTTCAAATATTCAATCCCCGTGGGCTGGGCTGACTTAGCAAAAGTTGCTGGAGAGCCTGGCTTCTGGGAGTTTTGAACGATTCTTTTTGCATCACTTGACGCCTGTGTATTCACCTTCTTGGGTTCAACAAGGTGCATATAGTCATCTACAATTTCACTTGCACGAGCAAGACGATTTAGAGCATTATCGACCGAGGCTGCTAGCCAAGGTTTCTTGTCCAAAATAGGTTTCAGATATGTATTTATCTTCTGAACAGCCTCAGGATTCATGTCTTGATAGACTTGCTCTAAAATCTCTCTTTTCGTGAGAGCTTTCTCTTCTTTAAAAGATCCCTTTGTCAATAATGCTTCTGGGTCTTCCTCTTCTTCAGGCTCTTGATTTTTCTTCGCCATTAAATCTTCGTAGACTTTCGCCCGCGCTTCCATTTCCTGGCGTTTCTTTCTTTCTGCCTGTAGAGCAGCAAGAGGAACCATTTTCTGTTCTTCTTGCGGTGTTTCCTGAGACTCAACGTCTGTCGGCTCGGAGGCAGCTGGCTGAACGTCTACTTGTTCTTCTTCTGTCATTAAATCTCCCGATTTCTGCCGTTACTTCGGCAGTAAGATTGATGAGCCCGATGATTTATCGCCGGCTACGCGAATGGATTTACCCAGAGTAGGGAAACTCAACGTATTGTCTGGATGGAGCACCCAGAGAAGAGTTTTTACGCCTCGTCTATTATCCACTTCATAGACAAAGCTTTCTTTCACAACGCCAGGCTTTTCATCGCATGGTTGTAAAAACGGTCTGAGGATAGTTTTATCCCCGCGCCGGTGTGCCTTAACCTTTCCCAAAATCCAATATTTGTCCTTATGGGAGTTTTCATTTAGAATCTTTTCCAATTGTGTATTGAAATGATTCGTCATCCCTTCTCGGGCTTGAACATGCTCGTCCATTGGACTAGAGGATTTTGGAAGTATTAGCAAGGCATACCTCTTAAGCTTTCTTTTCTAGCTTGCTCATCTTTCAGAGACATAGCCTTCATGCGATCGCTGTTGCCATATCCTGGGCCAATAGAGCTACCTTTCTTTGGGGTGCTCATTGGATTGCTTTTATGAGAATATTCTCCAAAAGCTGAGCTTCCAGCAGATCCCGAAGGAGGCTGATACCCTGGGTTATTTTGCCCACCATAAGTGTCCATCCTTGGCATCATTTTGTTTGATGTAGCAGTACCTTTTGCCATGTACTTACTCCTGTGTTTTTAGAGCTTGCGCCCTCTTCATATCATCGGAAAGCTCGGCTTTTGCCTCTTCCCGATCTTTCTGCCGAATTTCGGCAGCAAGTTGTAACACCTCGATAAGACGCTTGCGAGGCAAGTCATTGATTTCTCCAATAGTCTTAGCGTTATCGAGGAAAGCTTTTGCGTGGTTTTGAATAACTTCTGATTCTCTTTCTTTTGCAAGACCGATATCAGCAAGGACTCTTGCTCTTCTTTCTTCTGCGAGAGCATTACTTTGATTGATAGAAGCCATATCAAGGGCTTTTTGCATTTGAGCCGCTTCTATTTCTACTTCAGCCTGTTCCGCCTGCTGTTCTTGCGCCTGAGCGAGAAGTTGATGGAGCTTAGTATCTCCTTGGAGCGGAGCCACCTTAAGAATAGCATCCCATGGGATAGGAGCCCCAAGAGCAACAAGTTGAAGAAGTTGATAATAATAAGCTTCTCTTTGTGTAGCTGTTTTAACTGCTTGAACAATAGCGCAATCATATTCTTCGAAGTTTCCAGAAAAGAATTGTTCGGATGGCTGTTCCCCGATGATTCTATGTATTTTTCCTGCTTGGTAATTTTTCTGGATGCATTCGATTACTAGTTTTCCGAGAAGCTTTTTAGATTGTTCGAGGTTATCGAATATTCCACGGTTACCCTTGAGGCCATTTGATGCTCTAACTTCTGCGAGTTTTCCCGAAACTTGGCTATCGCCCACACTAGAAAGACCAAGCAACTCATCACTAGCACCAGGGATTTCCATGATGTTTTTGTCGATAATGTCTTGGTACTGCAAATAGCCAGGAGGGATATTAGGAGCAGGAATTTCTCGTATGTCTGCATTAACGTCGAAGCCTTCATTGATGACGATCTGTTTGCCCTGACCTGCCTGCATAAGCATATTGGGATCTAAAACAGCGCCATTTTTAGTTATAAAGCCGCTATTGATGATCGATTCCATGATATCAATTATTTGAGAATGGCGGCGGTTATACTGCCTTTGAGCATCAACTACAGAGCGAACGATACCTTGAATTTTAAGTTCATAGGTATCGATCAAAGGCTCGTGATAAAGAAGTACCGGCACAAATGGAAATTCATCCAATCCAGTTGGATCAGGCCCGCTATACATTAGCTGACCAGAAACAATGATATTTAACTCTACTGAGCGTTTAGAAGAGCTGATAAGAAAAAGTCTTTGCTCGCCATCTTCTGTGAGAATTCCTTCACACTCTTTTTTCTTCGCTCTTTCTTCAGCCGGTGTACCTTCCCACTCCTCAGAAACTCCAGTGATTATATCTATAATGTACTTTTGAGGTACATTTACACGCTTCCAATATTGGTCATATGTACATAGATTTTTGGCAATATAAGTTGAATTATACTGCCGATAAATCCCGAGATATTGATATTTATTATCTCTAATGCCCGTGGGAAGATTATCGATAATGGCCGGGTCAATCCACGGAAGAAGTGCTTTAATTTGTTCTTTGGAAAGAAGATCTCTGGTTGATGCTTGATCGCAGTCGGAAAGATCTCTTTTAGTAAAATAAGGATCGAGCATCAATGCATTGAAGGGCTTCCAATACATTTTGATGTCTCCATGGACTTTGTCTTTCGAGTAGTCCATATAGAGGCCGATTATTGCAAGCC